TGGAAGGGCGAATGGTAGTTCGCGTTGTTGCCCTTGCCCCGCGACATGCCCAGCCTTTCGGCCAGGTCATGCAGGTCGACCCTGTTTTTCAGTTCTTCGATTGAAGCCATTTGGATCTCTTTTTGATATTTTCAGACGCTTGCACGGGGTCAGGCTGATGGCGCGACCGCTTTCCACACATAGTCCGGGGCCTTGCAGTAAGCAACGGCATGGCCATCTGATGAGATCTTCATGACGGATCTGGTCGGCGCCATCAGCACCATCAGCATTGCAGCCACGCTCATCACGTTGTCCTTCTTCTCCAGGTCGAAGCTGCACACATTGCGCCAGGACCCGCTGTCATTGATTTGCAGTTTCATCGTGTGATCCACCACGCGACCAGGGCATCGGTACAAAAATAGACGCCAACCCAAAACGCGATCAGGCTCCAAAAAACAATCCAGAGCGTGCCGACCGAACTCGGCTCATCGGCGTGCGGAAATGTAGTCCGGTTGATTTTCATGACGCCGCCCGCAGCGATTTCAATTCGCGGATCGACATGTCGGTCGCTTCGTGCAGCTTGATCAGCATCGTGGCGCCGACCGGCAGGGTGCGGCCGCGGATCTTGCTGATGACCGGTGGATTGACGCCGATCTTGCGCGCCAGCGCCGCATCGGTCGGCAGATTGAGAAGCTGCCGCATCGTGTCCAGCAGCGTGTGTTGTTTGTCGTTCGTATTCATGCGGAAATCCTTTCGAGTTCAACTTGGGTTGCCACGACCTGGAACAGGCTGTGGGCATAGTCTTCGGTCATGTCCATCGTTTCGGTGCGCAGCACGGCGATCACGGCGCGCATCGCGGCCACGTCGGCCGGGTAGACCATGCTGCCGGCGTGCAGCTTGTCGGCGATGCGGCGCAGCGGTTCGGTCGGCATCGCGCGGCCGCTGCGCGCGGCGTGGATGTCGTAGGCATCGGCCACGCCGTGGATCGCCGGCGCGCTGGTGTACCAGCAACTGTCTTTCGCGCTCTTGAAGATCGGCGTGCCGTGCTGGTCGGCGTCGGAGAAGCCATTCGCTTCCATTTGCGCCAGGATGTCTTCCAGCGGCTGGAACACGTTGCGCAACTTCCACGGCTGGGTGCGTAAGGTGCGCGCACCTGGTGCGCGGGGGCGGTAGCCCTTGGTACGCTTGCCGCTCATGTGCGCGCCCGGGGCGGTGCCCGCTTCGTGTAGTCGCGGATGTTCCAGTCCTTGGCCATCTGCTCCCAGACCTTCCCGCCATTCTCGAAGTAGGTATGCACTTCGGATACAGGCCTCTGATCCATGACCAGGACCAGCAGGCAGTCGTCGAAAACGGACTCGTCCAGCAAGCGAAAATCGGTCAGGTCGAACTTGAAGCGATGACCGTTGTACAGCCCCATCAGGAAATGGGCGACGACGCGGGATTGGCCGGCGCCGCGCTGGGCGATTTCCAGCAATCTGACCAGCGCGTCGACGCGCTCCTGGTGCGTGGAGAGAATGGTCGTGGTCATAGCAATCCTTCGAGAAAGTCCGGGGTAAACGCCAGGCGTACGCCGGCGGCGCCGATGAACACGCGGCACGGCTCGCCGCCCTGCGACAGCGTGATGGTCGTGTGGCGCCAGTCCTTGTCCGTCAGCGCCACGGCGACCTCGTTCTCGCCACCGAAGAAAGATTCCATGACGTCCGATGCGTAGCTGGCCAGCGCCGACGTTGCGCCATAGATGCGTGCCGCATGCCTGGCCAGCGCGACCAGGTCGAGCGCTTGCGCATCGGCGTAATCGGCAGACAGGATCGCCGACGCTTCCAGCCACGGCACCGGGCACAAGTCGACCATTGGCAACAACCGGCCGGAAGTCGACGAGACCGGCACCATCAGCGTCACGCCGCGGCGCACGGCGATCAGATGGTCGTAAGCGCGGTAGACGAAATCGTTGGTCGGGCGGTTGAAGCGCAGCAACACGTCGGCCGTGCGCCTGGTGTTGCAATTGTTTGCGAGGGCAGTCACAGGACCCCCGACAATTCTTTGAAGCGTTTCAGGAATTGCATCTCGGCGGCGGCCGGCATCAGCGGCGCGATGCTGGACTGGCGCGGCAAGATCCCGTCCAGGATCGGCCAGGTGGTATTGTTCGGCGCCATCAAGTCGCGCCGCTCGGTTGCCAGCATCTGCAGGTCGGCGGCCTTGACGGTCGCCGTCGATTCCTCGCTGCGGATCACGCCGAACGCGTCGAACAGGCGCGACTGCAGCGCGCGCTCATGTTCGCGGTACGGCGCCATCGCCGGCAGGTTCTTCAGCGGCGACATGATGTCGCCGCAGTAGGCTTCGGCCGCATCGTGCAGCAGCGCCTGCAGCCGGTATTCGACGCGCACGATGTGCGACACCAGCACGCTGTGCTGCGCCACGCTGTAGAACTGGCGGGTGTGGCCGCCGAAGCGGCACAGCTGCGACAGCGCGTGCGCAATGTCGCTGACGTGGAAGTCGAGGATGCCGAACGGCTGGGTCATGCTGACGTAATTGCCGGTGTACGTCAGGATGCATTGATTGATGTTCATTGAGGCCCTTTGCTGGAAGTGGGAAAGTGGTGAGGGGAGACGCGGCTATCGATCGGCGTCGTGAAGGCAAGAGAAAATTTAAAGCCGTGCCCGGATACAGGCGCCCGGTAAGAAACGGAGCTGGAAGCACGGGACTGCTCCACCGGTTCGCCGATCTCATACCCGGCCTGGATCAGCGCCAACATCGACTTGGCATGGTCGTAGCATCCGCAAGCGGTCAGGCTCATGTAGCCGATGTCATAGCCGGTGTCGTAAACGTAAATCGAGATGCTCAGGTTGAATTGCGCCATGGCGTCGCCGAAGCGGTTGATCGCGTCCTCGTGCGGCTTCATTCTGGCGATTTGGGATGCCAATTGATCGGTCAATATCCGGACAAACTTGGTGTAGTGGTCCATCTCAGCCCCGCTTGTCAAAGTTGTTGCGCAGCGCGGCCAGGCTGACGCGCCGGGGCTTGATTGCATCGGTCTGGGTCAGCGCCTGCTCGAGCTCTTCGCGCAGCACGCCGGTGTACACGCCGGTGCTGGCGATCGATGCATGGCCCAGCGCTTCCTTGGTGATGCCGCGCGGGTCGTTGGCCTCGCTGTTGCGCATGATGTTCATCGCCCGGCTGTGGCGCAGCCAGTGCGGCGACGCGTCCGCCGGCAAGCCAGCCAGCGCGGCCCAGTGCTTGAAGCGCAGCTGGAACGAGCGCACCGACATCGGCGCGCAGCGTTCGTGCTGGCGGCTGATGACCAGCGCGCCATCAAGCGCGCTGTCTTGCTCGCTGGTCATCTCGTAGCGCACCGCGATCAAGGTCTTCAGTGCGGCGCGCAGCGGTACGGTGACGAACACGCGGTGGTCGGTCTTGCCGCCCTTGCGGCGCTCCTTCGGGATAAACAGGTATTTATGGACCAGGGCGTCGGCCGCATCGCCCAGTGTGACCAGGCTGAATTCAGTGATGCGCAAGCCGGACAGCAGCAGGGCATTGAGCCATGCGGCATCGCGCCGGGCCAGGATGTCGGACGGCTGGGCCGCTGCCTTGAGCAGGCGCTGCTGCTCGTCGTTCGTGAGGTATCTGCGAAGCATGGAATCTCCAGGGGTAAAGGAACTGCGGGTTGCGGGTGGCAAGGAACAACAGGGGTGCAACGGAAAGGGTCAGCCGGCAGGCGGGTCCGGCAAGTCGTCGGCCCGCGAAAACAGCTTCGATTGAATGGATTTGGCGAACAGCCGGACGAATTCAGCCTCGAAGCCGCCGATGCAAGCGCCTGGCGGCACGTTATCGACGACGCGGGTGATGCCGGCGCGGCGCAGCGCGGCGGGCAGCATGACGGGAGTGGATTTAGACATGGGCCGTGGCCCCTGTGCGGGTCGGCGCGAAAACATGATGCATATACACTCCGATGACAATTATCAATATGACTATTGCCGGAATGCATACACTCAGGTTGCGACAGAGTGAGCCGTCCGGCAGGACGGTGGTAGGGCAGCCCATCGACCGTTGACGCGGTCGGCGGGCTTTTTTATTTCTGCTTCGGCTTCGGCTTCGGCTTGCTGTCTTGCTCAAGGCGGCGCGCGATCCCCTCGCGTATCAATTCCAGCGCCAGACCGGCGTTCGTATAGTCGCCCTCGCTTGCGATCCGGTCGAAATTGCGCTTCAATTCGTCACTTCCACGCCCGAATGTGACCATCACGAACGTACTTTTCTTGTCTGTTTTTGGTTTATTTGTCATGTTTTGGCCTGCTATACTCTCCGAAAATCGCTTACGATTTCCTTATGATTTCTTTACGATTTCCTTAGTGCGTTTCATTATTATCATCCATATATAAATGGATGGCAACTCTTTTAGACATGTATTTATGATAAAAATCACCGCCATAGCCGACCGCCTGCATTTTCTTATGGATGGTCGAGAAAAATATCCATGGGGAAATAGTATTGGGCTGGGGAAAGGAACGATCGATGGCATGACGCGAACCGGGTCGATTCCCGGCGGCGATACGCTGGGTGCGATACACCGTTGCGAGAATGCGCGGATCGACTGGATCATCGACGGCAGGGGTGCGCCGTACAACGTGTCATGCGCGGCCAGCGACGAAGTCGCCGCCGAGTTGCTGCAGGAATACCTAGAGATCCCAGGCTGGCAGATCACGATCGTGACCGACGGCAAGCGCATCGCGCTGTTGCTCGATCAGGTCGACAGTTTCGAGGTCAAGGATGGCAAGACGGAGGATGGGGAACAGCGTTTTCGCGCGATCGAATATGCGGTCATCGAACTGATCGTCGGCCAGGTCGGCCGCCTGGCAATGGACCTGGTGCGGCCACACCCGTTTGTCTACCTGGCGCACGTCGATGCCCATGCGATGACGGAGCTCGAGCGCGGCCGCGCAGGCACGTGGCGGTTGCTGTCGTCGCCCGATGCGATCGTCAAAAATGCGCAGCGCATCGATGCCAAGGACCTGATCTACAGCCAGTTCAATCAGCAGGAGTTATTCCCGGCGACGAAAGATGAAGCCGTCCTGCTCGATCACTACCGCGCAATGGCGCCCGAGCACCGGAGCGCACTAAATCACCTCGCTGCTGCGATCGAGAAACGCGGGCCCGACGGGGAACCGGTAAAGGGCAAGGCAGCCTGACAACACCGATCTACGCAACACCCTTGATCTTTTCAAGCGTGCGCAAGCCACCGATGCCCAGCATGCCGAGCAGCACTGTCGACATTTCGGTGAAGTCCAGCACCGGCAGCGTTACCGGATGCCCCGCAGCGGTCAGCGCGAACGCCGCAGCCGGCGCCAGCACGAACTTATAGGCAAAAGCGGCTCCGCAAATCCATCCGATGAATGGGCGCCAGCCCGATACGAACAGGCTTGAGCTGGCCGCTTCGACTTGGTTGACGGTCATCTGTCCGGTGGCCATTTTTAATTCTGCATCCAGCTGCGCGAGCTCGCCGGTCTGCGCCATCTGCATGACTTGCAACTTTGCCGCTGCCGCGGCGGCCGGATCAGGGAATAGCTTGTCCATCAGGCCGCCGAGCAGCGGGATAAGCGCGGGCCACATCAGAACACGCCTTCGCGCATGACCTTGGCCAGCCGGACGGCGCGCTGCCCCACTTGTCGGGACCAGAGGCTATCGAGCATTTCATCGCTGGCCAGCACCCACCGCCCCGCTTGCATCGCCGCCAGGGCACGTTTGAAGCCCAGCAGCTTGCCTATGCCCATCATGCACATGTTCGCCAGCGCGTTCTGGCGCGCATCGCTCATCTGGCGCCACCAGGGCAATGAGCGATCGAGCTGCGACACGATGAGATCGATATCGTTTTTCAGCATCAGCGCGATCTCGTCGTCGCTGAAATCGCGGTCCGAAATATTGCGGCCGACACCGGCGGTCCAGCGCGGCGGCGTCGCCGTGTCCAGATACATGCGCCGGCGCTTGCCTTCGTCGATTTCAAGCTGCTCCATCAATTTTTCACGGTTCATTTTCTGGCACTTTCCAGGGCGGTGATGCGCAAAGAGTTGGTATCGGTCGTGCGCTGCTGCGCATATTGCGCATCGCGCAGCGTGTCGAGCCGCACGTCACGGTCGTCGAGCCGTTTTTCCATTTTCACGTTTGTCAAAATCAACGTGTCCAGCTTGTTCGATTGCGCGCTGGCTTGCCAGCCGAGCGAGATCATGAATAGCGCCATCGCGACGGCGCCGGAAATGAGCCAGGGCAACGGCAGCTTGAAATCGACGATGCGGGGGGTGGGGGCGGGCATGGTGGTCCTTTATTTATATTGAAATCGTGATGAAGTGGGTTATTTGAGTGCGGCCAAAGCCTGGTCATGCGTGATGCCGAGTCGATAGCACAACAGCATCTTTGCCGCGCCCTCGCAAGTGATGCCGCCGACCTGGATCTGGCGCTTGTATGCCCGGCCCTCGGCAGCGAGGCGGAAGCGCGTCGACAACAGATAGCGCGCTACCCAAATCGGCGTGATCCACCGCTGTTCGCGATAGTGCACCAGCTCGTGCTCGATCAGGGCCGTGTCGTGGCGGCACTCTGGCCGCACAAAAATCAGCGGCCAGAGCGTCATGGCGGAAAAGCCGCGAGGGACCAAGTTTGTCGAGATGATCATCAATCAGCAGTCACCGACGCGCCGAGTTCCAGCCGGAACTCTGACAATTCAGCCCACTGGCCCCCGTTGCCTGTGCTCAACAGTTGGAGATTAAAAAGATTTGAGGCGTCTGCCCCTATTGCTGAAGCGTACGCCTTGAATGTCAGTTTTACCCTTTTATACTGCTGGTTGCGAAGAACTGAACCATATTTCCATGCGCTATTTGTAGAATTCCATGTTACCAAATCTGTCTGTAGGTACACGTTCAAGCCACCATAGTTATGTGCACGCACATTTACATGCAATGTCATTTCCGCATTATCAATGACGTTATCTGCTCTACCGCAGCGCACTAAAAATGATAACGTATAGACGGCATTCAATATTAAGTTAACAGTCCCAGCGGCAGATTCAATTTCAAAAGTTGAGTTGCCAGCAGTAGAGGGGATATCCCATCGAATACCCGGCTGATTTCCGGGACCGTAATTACCCTTTACCGCTGTATTTTGAAAAGGGAGAACTAGGTTCGCATTCGCAGAAAATTGCTCCAATAAATTAACAGGGGCAGAAGGTCCGCGCCAAAGACCAACAGCCGAACCAAATACGCCTGGCAATCCTGCTGACGCGTTAATCATTACGTCTGGTTGTATCAATCTTTTCAGAATTGAGGGGGAATTGCTTGTATCCCGCCATGCGCCACCTATGGCAACAGTCGTTGCAAGTGGCTCCGTTGGAGATGGCAGCGCCGCAAGAGAAAACGATGTTGCTTGGTTGATCGCCTGTGGGAAGGTTCCATTTGTAAGAGCCGCTCCTAGCTCAACGCGGAAATCCCAGATACACAGTGGATTTGCGGTCGTCCCTCCTTGAAATGTAAATTGTACATAATTACTTGATAGATTGACCCCTGCGGCAGAGGCAGCGTCAAGTTCCGATTGTGTAGGCCATTTTACGGTACAGACATACCTTGTTATATCCCCCGGCCCATCCGTCCAAAGAACATCTGATACGTTAGAAGAACCTGACAGAACGAACGCTTGTTTTTTTGCATTGCCTGTTAAAAAGGGATTCGATCCAAATACAAGGAGGGCGTTATGCGCTGCGAGGGTCAAGCTTTCGCATTGATAGGAGAAAGTATAGGTTTGTCCCGCTGTAAATTTACTTTTGAGTATCAGCATCCCAGTTTGGGACGTAACAAAAAAAGCAGGATCTCCTAGGAAGTTAGCTCCTTGGGAAAAGCTACCAAAGTTAGCATTCCCTGCTACAAGATACGATTGATCGAACAAGGTTATATTTTCCGCGGTGGCACAAGACCACAAACCTCTTGTCCCGCGACCCTTGCGGCGGGATATCAGTGTTTTCCGCACCCCTGGAGCGCCATTGCTGGTATCTGTCCAGACGCTGCCGGGTGCTGCTTGCATCGGCTCATTTGGCTGAGTGTAAAAACGGCTCATTGATGAATCAGCGACACGGCCCAATCTCTTTTGAAATGGAACGCCCATCCGGGCGCACAGATCATTCCCCGCAGATACGTGAGGACTCCCATAGCCGTAGTCGCCAGGGTGCGGGTCTGATGTGCTGCCATGGAATTTTGTGTTGTACACAAGATCCGGCGAGATAAACGCGTCGAAATCGTATACAAAAACACTATCGGGAAATGCTGCTGCAACCGAGTAATAAGCGGCGCGGCATACATCCCAAATTGCACGTCCAGTGCTTCCGTTGATCGGTTCGATGACCAAAATGCAGGAGCTACCGTTTGCGATGGCGAGCGTTACAGCGGCCAACAAGTTTGCTGCATAATTGACGGAATCGCCAGCGTCGTTGGTCGGCCCCGAGTAGATCAGCAAGTCAGGTTTGACTGACACATCAGTCGGAGCGAATGTCGCAACCAGTCCTTTATTTCCAGATGGCACAGCAGATGGATACATTCCTGCAATAGCTACCCTAGCACTGATACCTTGAGCATTGGGTGTCCCGACATGATTCCACAGACTGCTTCCGCCGTAGGATACATTGCTGAACATCATCCCCATATCGCCGGCGTCAACCACAAAATACTCTGGATAGCCGAACCCTGAAACGGGCGGCGTAAACATGATGGTTGAATTGAAATTTGGGTCCAACGCATACGTGATGGAGTTGTTGATCGATGTGGCACCGTTGCAGTTGATTGGCGCTTGCACTACGACTGCGCCATTTGCTGTCTGGATGCTGACACCCATGTTGCCGCCATCAGTTTCTGTGCCGTAGAAAACAGTGATACTTTTCCCAATTGGTTGTACTGCAATAGGCGTGGCGCTGTCCCCATTCCCACCCCGGAGGCGCACTGAAAATGTTCCTGAATAATATTGTGCTTTCCATCCGGCAATAGGTTGCTCTGCCTGCCCTGCAAAAACAGTAATAGCTGAATTACTGCGTCCGAAATATTCTGCCAATGCCGTTGCAAACAAATGACTGGCAGATGCACCTGCTGAAATTGATGTACCCACCAGACGTACATTCAGCCGCCTGTCATTCGCGTTGTACATCAATTTCTGAATGAATTTTTTTAGTGCCGCCCCACCTGTGCGGTTTTGCAAAGAGACTGACAGATTTTGTCCGTAGCGGCCAATTTTTTCAGCGCCGTTCGACAGTGCCAGCGCAGATGAATCGCTGCCGGGCACATACCAGATCGACCCATTCCATGTTTTTTCAGTTCCTGCTGCCGTGTCGTAATAGCGGTCGCCAACCTGGCGCGCAGAGCTATCAGGGCGCAGCGTCGGAGCGATAGCCAGCGCGCCGTAGTATGCGGCCCGCATTGTGTTGAGAGCCATCGCCGTGGTGTTGTCCACTGCGGCCACTTTTGCAACGATTGAGGATTGCGCGGCCACTTTGGACGCGTCAACAGCGGCAACAGCTGCCGGGATCGTCGTGTTGACCGCCGCATTTTTCACAGTGCCGACGGCTGCAGTATCCGCATTGATCAATGCCTGGCCGGCGATGCGCGATGTATCAACGGCAGCGACATCAGCGGCAATATCAGCAAGCGCAATATTTTTTAAGTTTTCTATGAGATTCGTGCTGAAAATTTCTTCTACTTTTTGAGAAGCCGCAGTAGCCACCAGAGCCAATTGATTTTCTCCATTTTTTGCCAGCGCCTTGGCAAACTGATCGTAATCATCCGATGGCACCATCCCCGCCTGCTCGATCGTGCGCACGATCGCCTCCTGCAGAAAATTGAACCATTTCGCGGAGCAGTAGGTCGGGTCCGACACGCCGGGCACTGCGGCCTTGAAACCGTCCTTGCCGGCGCCGAACAGGTCTATCGCCCGGGCTTGGGTATCGATGCGCTTCATTGTGTTTCTCCAATCAGTTTGATGTTTTTTGCTGTGCTCGGCGGCGGCTGCTGCAGCCCCTGTGCGATCGCAACCGCAGCGTCGCGGCTGGCGGCAGAGTCGGCGACGACCGCGTTGCGGAAGCTCTCTGTTGCGGCGGCGCCTTGGCGCACTTCGCGTGCGGTGTTGATCTGCAACATCGGCAGCGCGACGATCGCGCACAGCCAGTCGTCGACGTCTTCGCCGGTTTGCGGGTTGGTGCCGCGCAGCTGCGTGTACCAGCTGCAGGCGATGCCGATGCAATCTTTCTTGATCAGCGGGCAGAATTTGCCGGGTTCCATTTTTGCCATGTCAGTCTCTGCTCGCAATGATGACGTCGGTGTATTTGACGGCGAAGTCAATCGCCGCGCCGGTGAAAGTCGACGTGGCCGAAATCGCTACCGAGCTGCCGGTGAAGGTCGACGTGGCGGAAATCGAAGCAGACGAACCGGTGAAGCCGTGGTCATGTCCTTGGCCGCCGCCGGTCGACGATGTCGCTGTTGCGACCCCTTGCGCGATGTCTCGCCCCACCCTGACGCCGCCATCGGCGCCGGTGGCTGTGTTTATCGTGTGGGTATGCGGCGGGATCTGGACCTCGGTCAGCACCGTCATGCCGACTGTGCCGGCGGCCGTCGTAGTGCCCGTCGTCGCCACGGTGCCTGCAGCCGTCGTCGTGCCTGTCGTCGCGACGGTACCGGTCGGCGTGCGCGCGGTGAACGCTGACGTGAAATCGACCGTACCGCCCGACCCGGCCGCGCCGCTGACGATGCGCAGTGCGCGGTTGTTCAGCGTCGTGTCCTTGGTCCAGCCGACCGGCGCGGCTGTCTGGTGAAATACCATCCGCGTGCCGCTGGGGATGACAGCGTCGGCGCGGGTCTTCGCGATCTTGTCGACGGCGCTCGTGAACTGGTCATAATCGCTGGCCGACAGCGCGATGCCGGCCGATTCGATCGTGCGCACGATGGCTTCCTGTATGCCGTTGAACCAGGCCGGGTTGACTTGCGTCGCCAGCGAGACCCCGGGCACCTGGGCCTTGAAGCCATCCCTCCCCGCGCCGAACAGGTCCAGCGCCCGGTCGAGTCCGTCTATTCGTTTCATGCTGTCGCCTTGTAAGTAAAAATGACGTGGGTGTGCGCTGGCTTGAGCCTCATGATCTGGCACTCCAGCGCACCGAACGTGTAAACATCAAGCCGCTCGTCGCAGCGCGCGTCGGCCCGGAACGATGTGTAGTTGTAGTTCTGGTGCGGCAGGTTCACGGTCCAGACGAAACGCCACGGCGCATCGACGACCGGCCCTTCACAGCTCATTTCGCAGTTGGTGGGCCGGAATTCGGTGATCGTCGTGTCCAGATAGCCCAGGTCGAGGGCCAGCTGCAAGAAGTAAGCGCGCGACAGACTGCCCCGGTCGGTCAGCTTGGTGACGACGCGTGCCCGGCGCTGCGCGACCGTGCCCAGGCTGATGCAGCATTCGTCGCAAGCGCCGACAAACGCTTCCCACTCCGGCAGCAGTTCCGTTGCCGTGGCCGGGTTCAATTCGGCCACCAAGTCGCGCAAGCGCAGGTCGATGACGGCGAACAGGTAAGCGAACGACGCCAGCAACCGGGACAGCGTCGATCCTGCCGTGCGCGGCCAGGCGGCCCCAGCCGGCAGGAACTTTTGCAGGATGGTCAGGAACTGCGCCTTCGTCAGTGCTGTCATGTCAGATCCACGTGATGGTGCCGAGCACCGCCATCTCGTTTGCCGCGCAGGCGACGTTCGCGCCTGGCGCCGACAGGATGTGATCCGTTTCGCCGCTGGCCAGCGAGATGTCGCGGTTGATGTGCGACAGCACCAGGCTGGCGCCGACGTCGGCTTCGCGCAGGAACAGGTCAACGATGTTCGCCGCGACCGCATCGCGCACCGCCTGCGTGTTCGGCGTCACCGACAGCATTAGGTTGACGGTTTTGGCGATCGGCGCTGCGACTGTCACGTCGGCCGTCACCGGCCGCACCAGGTCGATGTGCGCTTGCACCAGGGCGATCGCAGCCGCGTTCGGGAAATTAGCGCCAACGCCGTCGCCATCGCGCACGAACAACACCAGCACCGAGCCCACGCCGGACCAGTTCGGCACGACCCAGGCCCGCGTCACGCCCTCGACTTCCAGCGCCCAGGCGATGTAATCGGTCGCGCTGCCGCCATGCGCCGGACTGCGCACCCGGGCCAGAAAGCGCGCGTACAGATCGTCCGTCGATTCGATGTCGCTGCCGTTCGAAATGCCGTCGATATCGACGGTCGCCGTGGCCACGACGCCGGCCACCGGGTTGATCAGCGACAGCAGCGCGCCGGCGGCTACATTGCCGGCGCTGCCGGGTTCCACGGCCAGCACCGCAACCGTGGCCACGCCGCCGGCGATCGCTGCAGCGGCGGTCGTTTCGACGACCTGGCCATCGGCCGTTTGCAGCGCCGTGCCGGCGGCGATCAAGGCGCCATTAGTGCCCGTGAACACCACGTTTCCGCCGGCTGCAAACGCGGCCTTGCGGTACACGCCCCAGATCCCGGTCCACATCTCCAGCAAAAAGCCTTGGCTCCACGGCAAGCACTCTTCCAGGAAGCGGCGCAGGTAGCCGTAAAAGCCGTGCGCGAAGCCAGCCATCACGCGCCCCAGCACGTTCAAATTGCTGCGGCGCAGGCGCGCATCGCTGCCGGGCAGCTCGGCCTCGATGCTGGTGGCGGCCTGGTCGTTCAAATCGGGCAGGGCAGGGGTAGTAAAGGGCATCAGGCAGCACTCCAGAATCGGTTGAATTGATAGCGCGTCACCGGCTTGTTTGGCCGCTTGATCGCGATCGCCAGCGCGCGCACGCCGCTGCGCGGGTTGCTCGCCACGACATCGACGGCGCTGGCCACGCCATCGTCAAGCAGCCATTGCAGCGCTTGGCGTGCGTATTCCTGGTCGCGCAATAACACGCTGCCAAGCTGCTTGGCCGACTCGTTCAGCCACAGCCTGGAACCGATCTTGTCGCCGGCGATCGCGCCAAAGTCGTCGCCCCACCAGCCGCGCCGGTCCAGGCCATCAGGCAGCGCATCGTCCACGCTGGCCTGGCGGTCGGTGAACAGCGAGATGATCACGGCGGTGACGAGGCCGTCATCCTCGGCAAGCAAGAAGCCATCGAGCGCGAAGTCCATCAGCGGCATTCCGTTCTGGTCAAACTGGACAATCGTGGTCTGTATGTCGGACATCACATCTCCACGGAAGGGCCGCCCACGCTGCCGCCTTGCGGGTCGCTGTGGGTATGGCTGTTGAAGGCGGCGCGCATGGCGGCCATCGTCACCCCGGCGCCGTCGCACAAGTCCTTGACCTGGCCCGTGCACAGCAGTAGCGGCACATCGATGCGCACCTCGGTGGCGGCCTGGATCGCGATCGAACCGTCGGCTTTGAGGTGGATGTGCTTGCCCAGATGGTCTTCGATGACCATCTCGCCGCTGGCCAGCACCGTGGCCTGGTAGCGCCGGTCGCCGACGCAGATCAGCACCGTGTGGTCGCGGTTGCCGCCCAGCGACAGCAAGATGCCTTCGGCGCCCGGCAGCGGCATCGAGCGGAAGCCGTATTGTTGGAACACTTCGGCGGCGTCGCGCACTTCATCTGCCAGCCCTTCGACCTGTGCCGTGACGGCGTCCGACATCAGCCGGATCACGGCGCGGCCGGCGATCATGCGCAGCTTGCGGTGCATCGGCTCCATGGCCCGGCGCAATGTGTCCATCATGGCGTGTCGTCCATCAGCGATTCGCCGGTATTGCCATCGATGGCCACTTCGCGGCTTTCCTGCTTCTTGCGCCTGGCCTTGTTCTTCGCGTGCCGGCGGTTCACTTCCAAGCCGTTGACGCCCTCGATCTTCCGGCCCAGCTTCGTGCCCTTGATGCCGTTCAGCAGCTGGAACGCGCGCGGGTCTGCCAACTGCAGCTCGGTGAAGCTGCCGCCGTCGTCAAGCGTGTAGACGCATTTCGCGATCAACAGGTCTTGCTGCAAGCCCAGGTAAGGCAATTGCGTGTTGACCAGCATGTTCGGGCGCCATACCACCGCGCCGCCTGGCATGCCAGCGGCCGGGTATGTCCAACCCTGCACCCGCACCACCACGCGTGTGCTGCGCCCGCGCCGCACATTGCGCTCCCACTCGGCGCGCGCTTCAAACGTCGGCCCCAGCCCATGCTGCTCGGCGATGACGATCAAAGGCCGGTAGCGCTTGATCGCCGCGTCCGCGATGCTGGCCTTGCCGTGCGCCACGGCGGCGCCGTACTGCGTGGCCGTACCCTTGCCCTGGCCCTTGACGGTGATCTCGCTGTAGCGTTCTTTCCAGCTCAGTTCGAGCTCGGCCTGCAAGACGTTGACGCCCTCGACCAGCGCGGCGCCGGTCTTGATTTTCGACGCGGTCGTCAGCACCAGGCGGCCGGCGCCGTCCGTCATCACCAGCACGGCCCGCATGCGCGCCGCGCGCTCGATCGCTTCGAAGGCGCGTTCGCCATCCTCAATGTTGAAGCTGTCGAAGGCAGCGCCCACGTCCACGCCCTGGGCCAGCACGACCTCGATGTGGAACGGCTGCGCGATGTCGGCGGCGATCTTTGCCAGCGTCGCGTTCTTCCACTGCCCGGTCTTGTACACGGCCGAGCAATCGATCAGGTCGGCCGTCTTGTCGCGGCCGCTGACGCGGATGCCGTGCGACTGCCTGTCGATCGACGGCTTCACCGTGTCGACATAGCCGTTGATGATGCTCTCGCCATTCAAGAGCAACTCGCACGCGGCGCCGGGATCGATCGGCCAGGCCACGCTGGATACCGAACGGTCGGTCACGCTCAAATCGAATGCGCCGGCGCACTGCTCAATGCCGGCCTCGGCCCGCAACGATTTCCAGCCGCCGAACAGCTGGCCGCCAATCTTCAGCTGCACATTGCTGGGCGCTGCGTCAAACAATGCGTCAGACACTGCGGACCTCCAAGGGAATGCCGCCCGGCATCAACAGCGGGTTCAGCACGTTGTTGCGCTCGACCAGCTCGTCGGCATAGATCGTCGTGCCGTACAGCCGGTGCGACAGCACGATGGCCGGCACCGATTCCATCAGTGTCAATGTCGACAGCCGCGTCAGGTCGAGCCCGCGCGCGGCGATGTCGGCCACCGTCGCCACCCGCACCGCCACCAGCGCGACATACACCGGGTCCGGCGCTGTCAATAATTCAAGTTCAATGGCGTCATACACCAGGTCGCGCACGGCCACCGCATCGTCGAAGCTGGGAAAAGGCTGGAACACGACCGCGCGCGCCGCCTCGATCACGGCGGTGCGCCGCACCAGGTTGAACACGGCAGACTGGTTCGCAGCCTGCTGCGCCCGGGGCGTGGTGCCGTTCAGCGGCACGCCGGGGCGCGCGGTCGCCGTGCCCGGCTTACCGTAGCTGGCCACGCCCAGCATCGCAAGCAGCGGCGCTTTCGTGTAGCGCGCCGCCGAAAACGACGACATGCCGCGCGGCGTGTTCCATTCGAACAAATCCGTCAGGCTTCGCACCTGGCTTATCAAGGCGTTGGCCAGGTCGAACGGCTTGTTCAGCAACGCGACCAGGTTGAACTTGAACAGCGCCGCCGAGCGCGTGATCGCGGACAGCGCCGCCAGCGGCAAGTTCATGCCATTGCGCACGACGGCGAGAAAATTCGACACCTTGTCGACCTCGGCCAGCAGGGAGGCGACCGACCAGTCCGTC